TGGAATAGTGCTGTATTGATGACAGGATATGCGAAGTTCCTTTACCATTGCTTTGCTTGATTTCATTTAACTTCGCATATCCTGTCATCAATACAGCACTATTCCATTCTAATCGAAAGTTCAATTTCCTGAGTGGATTAAAATATGTGCCGATAGGGTAACCTCCAGTAACGATAACTCGGTCAATGTTATATATATGACCAAAAGTTTGATTGTTCTTTACTGTAAAAGGAATAGAAATGGTCTTACTCCAATCATTGATAATGTTTGTAGGATTAGAAAGGTTTTCAAATTGTTTGGTTAAAGCAATCTGAACATCTTCCGTTAACTCAATTTCGGTATTTTCAATAAATAATCTTATCATAACAAATTAGTATATTATGTTTTGTTGCATTGTGCTTTCCAAATCAATGGTTAAACTCAATAATTTCTTCTCATTTTTGTACTTCTTCTCAGTGAAGTTACCTTTACAAATCACCTTATATGTTTTGTTTTCTTGAGTATCGAATAGAAGTAATACAGGAGATATGAAAATACTCTCATACATAGGAAATACTTCTTCAGATAACCAATTAGTGTATAGTTTCCACTTTGGTTGTACTGTTACTTGAGATTTATGTCTTTCATTACCATAATCTTTTGTCTCGTAATTAGTAATGTCTTCACTATACGTCATCTTATCGTTGAATGCTTGGGATTGCCATCCACCCAATCTGTCTTGCCACATCAAGTAGTAACGTTTATAACAGTTATCTAGTATAGCAATATCCACACCGCTACTCTCATCTGCTACCATTAGGTCGCCAACTCCCAACGACTCTGCTTCATCGAGATCAACTAAGTCACCAAGAGGGCAGGTGAATGTTCTACTCATAGCATCTGTAGGAGAAGGACTGTTGATAGTTATTGTGTCTGAATAAGACGTAGGTTCGTAGAAGTTAATAGAATTTATATTTGGTAGTTCTTCAGTAAATGTAATCCTTACAGATTGACCTACTGTTTGCACCTTCGATACTCTAATAGGATGGTCAGCACCATCATAATCAGCAAAATATCCTACTGCTACCTGGTCAGATGTAACAGTACCAATATATGTTATTCTCTTATAATTGTGAATGTCAATCACAATCGGAGATAACGTTGCAGTCAAATCACCTGGTATATCCGATGAGTAAACATTGATATTGAAATTAGTAGCATCGGATGTAGTTATGAATGACTGAGTGAACATATGACTATATGTCTCCATCAACGGATAATGAGGAACTAGCATATACCCTGACTTATCGGCGTATAAACCCTGTAATGGTACTGAATGTTCATTACCATATCCTGAAATATATACGTTTTCTGGGTCAGTGTAATTCTTAAAGTAAGGGTATTGGTACACCATTGCCATAGGATACCAAGATGAGTATACAGTTGTTCCGCCAAAATACGCTATAATTCTAAACCATTGCACCAACTTGGCGGGTTGACAGTTTGCTTCTGCTTCGATATTTGATGTGTATTTCAAACTACGGGCAATATCAATAACGTTAAATCCAACAATCGATGATGTTCCGTTGTAGTAGAAGTTGCCTGCGAAAACTAATTCTCCATTTGTGGTCAAATCTGTATAATTTCTAAACACATTATATCTATACATACCAGCAGCAGTTCCACTGGGTACAGAAATGGCATAACCAATCTCTTTTTTGTCTAATGTTGTCATATCTCTTCTTCTATTATTTCATTTTCTATTTGTTGAATAATCAAGTCACAAAGTGTATCTTCTAATTGAGATACAACCGGTGACTCTAATGTTGTTTGTAATGCTTTAGTAGGTTGTATTCCATTCTCTGAAATACTTCTACCGATAAGGAACGCCAATTGTTTCGTAGTAGGTACTTTGTTATTGATTGCTCTAGGAATAATCGGTTTTACTTCTATCCATCTAGCAATTGCATCTATCGGTGGAAACTTACCAGGTTGTCTACCATTCTCTACATACTTCCAATAGTCTTGAAGATTGAAGATAATGGAGAACCACTTACCTTCTTGTTGTATATCAGTTGTAAAGTTCACCAAATCACCTGAAGCAATTTTTCCTTCGTTCTTCAATGTGGTTCTGTATTGTTCTGCAATCTGATTTACTATTTCTACTATTTCTTGGGTTACTTCAATCATTGTCTTTTTTGCATTTTCTTTATTTGTTTCTCTTGCTCTTTTGCTTTGAGTACTTCGTAACTGACAATATAAAAGAGAGTTGTTACATCGTATTCTAAAGCATCAGTGAAAGTTTCATTGGTTACTTCGCAAAATTTGAGTACAAAGGGGATAATACCAAATCCACTGAGTTGTCCACCACTTTGATTAGGTTCTTCTTCACTTGTTTCGGTAAGTCCGTCTTCTTCAACTGCTTGGTAGAATAGGACTGGAAAATTTTTATGAATTTTGCAAACTGTCTGCTGAAAAAAAAACTTTCACTCAAAGCAATATCAATAGGTAACGAACCCATATCTCTAATCACTTCTTCCATATCATATCCGTCATTGTATTTATGACCTTTAGGTATAAAGAATACAGAAAGAACTTTGTCTATATTATTTGGGTCTTTCATATAGTTTGTAAAGTCAATATATTGTGCTGTAGATACGTGTCCTAACAAACCATCAATCGTATATTCTCTTCCATTGATAGTTACTTTCTTTACTATATGATTAGTTGGCACTTCAGTCTCTAAGAATTGCAACTCTTTCATTTTCTTATTGAACTCAGGCAAAGGTAAACTGGTTACATCTTCACCAAAGAACAACTCGGCAAGAGAAAGCATCTTGTCTGTATCGTCTTCAATTTTCATTATTTGTTGAAGTTCTAAAAACTGTGATAATGTTACATCGTTCCACTTCATAAATCTTGTTCTATTTATTTCAAAAATATATATTTTTTGTTATTGAATATGTTGTAAGAATTCTATTCGTTTCTTTGCCACTGCTGTCAAGTTATACTTATCAGATTGAGAAAGTTTTTTTATGTTGTTCGTTATCATTTGCCTGAGTTGTTCGTCTTTCACTAATCGGGTAATTGCTTTGACAAATCCTCTGCATCCTTTCTGATTGTTCACTAAGATACAATTTCCTTCTGGATTTATTTTACCACCTTTCTCAATCGCATTGATAGCACAAGTAGTATATGGTAGTAC